CAGCGCGCGTCGGTTCTGATAGCTCGCGAAGTCACGGTTGGCGAGGTTCGCGCCCAGATGCAAGGCATCGATGCGCGCGACCTCGGTCTCGATCTCCGCGACCAGCTGCGGATCGCCCGCCGGTATCTCGACCTTAACTGATTCGCCCATGACGTCGCGACGATAAGAGTCCGCAAGGTAGCGGTCCAGTGGCTCGCTCATGATAGGTTCTTCGGATGGAGAAAGAAGCCATCGAAGGCAACGTGCAGGCGCTGCGCCGCAGCGACCGCCATCCGCATGATTCCTGCCCACTGAAGGCCCGACAGCTCGTCATTTTCCAATGTCGGCGACGCTGACGGCACCTGCTGCGTCGTCGGGGGCTCCAGGTTTGCGTATCCGCTTTGTCCGTTCATTTCGCAGCCACCGTCCAGTTCGTGCCATTGTAGAACGCCAACACGTTGAAAGTCCCACCGCCAGCAATCGTGCTGCCCCAGGTGTTGATACTGCTGTCGCTAACGCACGCAACCATCCCGGCCGCAGGCGACGGCGGCAGATTGGCAAAGGTGACCGGCTTGCACTGGATACCAATCGCATTGCTGAGATGGTCCGCCAGTCCGCTGATCGATTGCGCGAACAGGCGCCAGTTCTCGACGAACTGCGTGCCGACAATAGTCATGGCCGCCGCCCCGCTGGCTTGAGCCGATAGGTGCAGGCCCCGACGCGGGACGAGAATCCCTTCACCGGCTCCCAGTCATAGCGCACCGCCACGTAGCGGGCGCGGACGCGCGGGCTGAAGTATTGCCGCGTCGGCGTCATCGTGTAAGGACCAAACAGATGCCTGGGTCCTTGCGGATAGTTCGCCGCCCGAAGCGATACCCTGACACCGCCGTTTGCCCCAAACCATTTGAAATCCGGCTGCACCTCGTCGACCATCATCATCATGCTGCCGTCGCCGATCTCGGTAAAGCCGCTCTCCGCGAAGACGCCGCTCATCGCCACGGTGTCGGCATCATAGCCGCGCTCATGCTGCTGCACGAGATTGTTTGCATCGGCACCGAGCGGTGTTCCCCACACGTTGTTGTCGAGCCACGCCGTGCGCTCGAGCGCTCCGCTGTCCCAAGCGTTGTTCTCAACTACGTTGAACTTGACGTAGTGCGCGGGCTCGTTCTGCGTCAGCGTGCCGCCAGTGACCTGAAAGTCCAGCGGCTGTCCGCCCTGCACCAGCTGCGCACCCCAGATCAGGCAACCATTAGGCGGCACGCCGAGATAGCTCAGCACCGCACCATTGGTATCGTTGAGCGCCACATAAAGCGTGTTCTCGGTATCGCTCGTGAACGTCATGATGTAGCGCATCCAGCCATTGCCACCGGGGCCGGACGCCGTGATGGTCTGCGTCTGCTCGGTTATTACCGTGGCAGAGTTCATCACGAATAGAGGACTGGTCACGCCGCTGGCGACGACCGTGCCGTTGGTAACATTAAAGGTCGCATAGGCGTAGCCCAGGTTGCTGCCGGCGCGCAGCGTCAGATTGCGCGTCGAGCTGACGTGCGCGTAGATGGAAAACGTGTACGTGGTTGCTGTCGTGGTTTTGGCGATTGTCTGCCTGATCTCATGCAGCCCGGTGGTGGCAAGCTCCTGAAGGTTCACGTTGGCGCCGCTACCATCTGGCGCCAGGATGTAGGTCGTGACCGTTCCTCCCAGGTCCCGGTCCCACCAGCTGACCAGCGCTATGCCGCTGTCATCGAGCCAGCCCGACAGGCGATATTGCGGCTCGTAAAGATAGAGCGCCTTGAACAAGGCGTAGATCGTGGCCGTAGCTCCGGTCGGAGCCCATACGCCCGCCTGCCACAGCGCCACTGACCATAACAGCAGGTTGCCGCTCGGCATCAGCGACATGTTCAACGACGGGAAATAGAACGCGACCTCGTTGGTGGTGCTGTTGGGCGCGGCGTGGCACTTGTTGATGTTGACGGTATCGACGTCGTTGAAGATGAAGTCCCATACCATGCAAGGCAGCTGCTGCACGCCACCGCCGGCAAACTGCCAGAAGCCTTTCACCGCCTGCCAGATCGTCGTTTGCCCGAGCGTGGCGACGGCGTGTGGCGCCACCAGACCGCAGCCCGTGCCCATTATCGTGAAACCATAGATCAAGGGCGGCCCGATATAGCTCATCATCCAGACATCGACGTCGGTAAACAGCAACGTCGCCTGCGGCGCCTGGATGGCACCGACGATGCGCGAGCCGCGCGAGAGCCGGTAGCTGCCGGCTTGGTTGGAAACCGTCGCGCTATAGACGTCAAAGGTGCCAGCATCGGACCAGCGCACCAGCAGTGGATCGATGACGCCGGACCCCATGATCGGCTCGGAGCCGAACAGGATCACCTGCGCCTGCGGCATAGCGACGATCATGCCCTTGTTGATTTGCGGCGCAGTCGCCGGCGGCCCCGCCCCCACCGTGTTGAGGAACGGCCCGTTGGTGATGGGGGGATGATAAACCTGCAACGGTCCATCCGAAGCTAGCACCAGCCCGTCCTGGCCGAGGTTGGCCAAAAACCAAGCCTGCCGCTGCGGATTACCCAGCGGCTGTAAGATAGCCGCGCCGATCACGTTGCCGAGCGAGGTGACGAAGCTGCCAGATGTGCCGTGCTCACTCGAGCACCCGTCATAGACTTGCCGAGTAGCGGCCCCGGAGCCATCGCCTGTTCCCAACGTCCCCATCGCAAACGTGAAGTGATCGGCGTCGGGCACGCCATCGATGACCACCTCGGTGCCGGCAGGAGCGGAAAAGTTGATGCCCTCCCAAGTACCAGGCGCGCCATAGCGGATCGTCGTCGTCTGCTGAAACCTTATCCTGCTGTTGACCGAAAGCCCGTGTGCTTTCCAGGTGCACGTCATCCGGTTTGGACTGTCGTTGGTGAAGAGCCGCAGGCCAAAAACATTGGTCTCAGTCGTCGCCGCCGCCAGCGGCATATCAAAGCTGAAGCCGCCCGCCACTACCGCCTTGATCGGGAAGAACGTGCCGGCGGCGATGATCTGGCCGCCGATCGAGATCGGAAGCTCGAAGAAGAAAGTTCCTCCCGGAATGGCAACACCGGCAGTGTTGACAGTAACCGTGGTCGAGCCGGACGTGACCGAAAACTGCGCGCCGCCCGCAGGCCCGATCTCCAGGATATCACCACCATGAACCTGAACCTGCGGCCCAAGTCCGTAGACCGTGCTCTCGACAGCGAGTTGGACACCGAGGTCGCTGGCGACGAGCAGGTTTCGCTGATTACCGAGATCGAGCCAAGCGTGCATCCGTCGCACGATCGAGGCAAAAGGGTCGGGAAAGAGCCGCTGCCATCCGGCCCATTTCTCGAGAAATCCGGTGCGCCAGCGCACCAAGTTGCCGGCATACCATGCCCCCAGCGCCTGGACTTGCGTTGCCTGCGACTGAAAGCCGGGCGGCGCTCTAGGCTTGGCCAGCGGCACGGCTGCCTCCAGGCACGGCGATGTCTTCGTCCTTGCCCGCCATGCGTCCCACCTGCTCTAAAACGCCTGCCTTCAAGAACGTGTATTGAGCCTCCCAGCTTTGCGCACGCGCCGGATCATCAGCCTGGGCGCCAAAGTCACGCTGATAGCCGGTGCCGTAAACCATGCAAGCCGCAATGAACAATTCCGGGTACAAGACGCTCAAGAAAGTCTGCGGATTTTCCGGCGCCAACGGATCAGGCCGGATTTCGCCAAGCACCTCCGCCAAATAAGCCTTATCCGGCGTCGGCATGAGCCGCACGGTATAGATCAGGTCTACGCCCGGAACCGCCGGTCCCGTGTTGATGCCGAAGACTGCGTACTTCTGCGGCACCCCAGGTTTCAAGGAAGCATCCGGCCAGAAGAAATCCAACGCTTCCACCGATACCCGCTCCAGCGGATTGCGCTTGGCGCTGAAGCTGACCACGTTCCCGACCTGCACCGGCGTTAGCACATTGATGGCACGCAGCACGCGCACCGAAGCCGGCAACTGAATCTCTCGGTTAAACGCGGTAAGCGACACCGGCTGCGTGATCTTAGCGGCAAGAAAGTTTATCTCGCGATAGATGCGCCCATCGGCGTAGAGCATCATTGCCGGGATGATGCGAGTAAAGTTGGCGTCCTCGTCGTTCAACTCGACCGCCAGCATCGTCTTGAGCTGGGACACGACCTCATCGTATGTCATGGTTCCGTTCCCACACCACGAATGTGCGACCACAAGCTGCGCGTGTTGCCGCGCGTGGTGATGACCGAAGCTTTGACCTTGTAAGTCACACCGGACAACGCTCCGCCGAAACGCTGGATCGTCCCGGTCTTGACGCTGCCGTCCTTCGGCACGACCTCGACGGACGGACCTTGCAAGTGCTGCGCGGGATTGGCATCGACGCCGGCGACGACGAAAATCGACCAGCTCGACGCCATCAGGACCTCGTCCTGATCCACGTCATTCACGAAATCGAGGCCGAGCACCTCGGACTCGTCCTTGTCCTGGGGAGAAAAATCCCGTCCCACGTACATGGCTGCACCTTATCTGAGTCGGCGTACCTCATTCTTGAGCATTTGATCGGGTGCGTCGAGACGAGTGACGCTGGTCGGCTGGAAAAATACGCTTTGGTTGACGACTAACGCAGGCAGTACTTCGTAAGTGAGCGGCTGCGGCGTGAAGATGATGCTCTGGTTGACCAAAAGCGGTGGATACACCTGCACGAGCGAAATGATCACGGTATTACCGAGGTCGCGATCAAACCAGGAATCCATCGACGATCCGCTGTCGTCGAACCAACCGGAAAGCATATACTGCGGCTCATAGACGATCTTCGTTGCCATCAGTAGAACTCCCGAACGATGAGGATGCCCGCTGCACCGGCGTTGCCAGCATATGTATTGCCACTGGCTGCACCAGCATTCCCACCAGCCCCAACGGAATAGGAATAAGTCGCAGCCGGGCTGTTGTTGTACCAGATCACAGCACCGCCAGACGACCCACCTGCGCCACTGGTGCTTGCAGCAAGTGCGCCACCGCCGCCACCGCCAGCACCACTATTAGGGGCAGGAGTAAGTGCTGCTGATGTTGCACCATTACGAGTGCCGCCACCGCCACCAAAAATAGTGACGCCGCTGTGACCACCTGGGACGTTGTACGTGGGAACGGTGAAGCCATCCTGACCCCACCCACCGGGTATATTTATCGTGCCGCCAGTTGCAGTGCCTGGGGTGCCAGAGAGATACGGCGCGCCCCCCGCTTGCCCACCGCCAGCGGTACACGGACCAAACGTAGTATTGCCACCCGACGTTGGAAGTGCACCACCGGCTCCACCACAACCACCACCAACCAATATCGCTTCGATGCTCTTGCAGTTTGCAGGCAGAGTGTACGTGCCAGAGCCACTAAAAAAGATTTGCTGCGTCGGTTGCGTTACCGCACCACCCACCGGCGCCGCCCAAGCACCGTCCGCTCTGAGAAAATTAGTCGTGCCGCCGCCGCTCGCTGGCGCATGTCCGATTACAGTGCTCGTGAACACCGGCAGCATTAGATTGACTTGCGCCGCCGTGAGATCAATGGGCACAGCTGCGCTGCCGGTGTTATTTCCCTTAATCGAGTTGGCCGCCATATTGGCGAGCTTGGCATTGGTGATCGCACTGTTTGCGACCGTAGCCGTGATCGCGGTAGCGCCCGAGCCGGTGACATCACCCGAAAGCGTGACGATCTGGTTAGCGATTAGATAGCCTTGCGCCACCGCAGCGGTGACCAAGCCTTTAGCGTTGACGGTAATCCCTTGAAACGTACCGACGTTGGAGTTGACCGTCGCAAGCGTGGTCGCGACCGTGCCGGCCGCGCACGTCACGTCGCCGGTCAGTGCCGGATGCCGGGCCGCTGCGAGCGTGCCGGTCCAGCCCAGCGTAAGCGTCTGCGATGCAATGCTGCCGGTGACGTTGGTGTCGTTGGTGACGGCCTGCACGACGTTGGCATTGAGCCGCGTGGCCGCCAATGTGCCAGT